TCAGTTGTGGCAGTATCAAGCGTCGAACTGATCGTTAATGCTGCCAAGGCGGTTAACCCGCTGCGTCAGGTTAATAAAGAAAGCAAAAAGCTCGGTCAATCAATAACACGCACGCAGCGTGCGATGCGTAACCTCGGAGTTGTTGGCGCACGAGCAACGAGAAAGCTTAAAAACGGATTTGACCGTGCGGCTCGCGGAGCACGAGCCTTAGCGCAAAAAATGAGCGGGTTAAAAGGAGCCCTTGTTGGACTGGGTCTCGGCGCACTAACAAAAAGCGTTGTTGATCAAGCTGCGCAGTTTAGCCAAACACAGATAAGGCTTCGAGCTTTAACGGGTGAATACGGAGAATACGATCAGGTCCAAAAACTTATTGCGAAAAATGCCAAAACTTTTAATTTGTCGCTAGGAGAATCTGCCAGTCAGTTCGCAGACATCTTTGCCCGTTTACGCCCTGTAGGCAAATCTCTAGATGAGATCCAGACTACATTTAAAGGCTTTAATGCAGTTGCAATCGTTAGCGGCACATCCGCAGGCGCTGCTTCGGCTGCCTTCCTGCAGTTAAGTCAGGCTTTGGGCTCAGGCCGATTACAAGGCGATGAGTTCCGATCGATTTCTGAACAGTTGCCAGGGATCCTGAAACTGGTCGCTGATCAGATGGAAGTTAATGTTGCTGACCTTAAAAAACTCGGCAGCGAAGGCGCAATTACTGCTGACATCCTCATCAATGCGCTAGCAAAAGGTTTTGATGAAAACGCAGACAAAATTAAGGCAATCCTAGAGCAGTCTCCTGCGGCAAAATTTAAGGCGTTCAGAAACGCTGCATCAGAACTGAGCACTGCCATTGGCACAGAACTGCTGCCTGTTATTACTCCATTAGCCGAAACAGCAACTGATCTGCTGAAACAGTTTGGTGGGTTGCCAAAGCCCCTAAAGCAAGCTGCTGGTGGCATCTTGCTAATCGGTGTAGCAGCAGCGATTGCATTGCCAGTAATCGGCGGTTTATCCTTGGCGCTCGGCAGTATGAGCGTGGGTGCAATTGCTGCGCTAGGCACGATTGTTCTTAAACTGGCTGCTATTGGCGGAACAGCCGCATTAATTTTTGAGCTAAGCAAAAGCGTTACAAAGTTTCAAAACCTAATCGATACAGGGTCGGTAGAAGATCTTGAAAAAGAAGCGACCCGACTAGAAACAGCAATTAAAGGTTTCGACAGGTCTGCAACAGTTGGGGGCCAGAGTCTTAAAGGAATGGGCGGAAGTGCGGCTGCTGCTTCGCGAGAGCTTTTAGATCTGGAATCAAAATTGGGACGAGTACGTGCTGCTATAGCACTACAAGTTGACACGCAACCCGGGCAAGGGGCAGCCCTTGATATGAATGCTGTCAATGCGTTTAGGGAAAAATTGCGATTAGAAGATGAAAAAAACAAGATCAAACCAAGGGAAGAAACTGAAGCAGAAAGAATTGTTCGATTAGCTCAGGAAGCAGCGACAAGACAGATTGCAACTCTTAAAGAAAGGGGCAGGCTTTCCGCTGCGTTAACACAGCAGGAAGAAGTAATGCTAGGTTTTCAACTGCAAATCGAGAAGGCAGAAGCTAATCGAGCGATTGTCGGTAACGACATCACGAATGATTTAATCAAACAAATTGAAACCACTTTTGGGCAGGTTCAACTCCAAGGCACATTGAAACGACTGGCCCAAGAACGTGGGGAGGAAGAAGAAAAAATCGCGGAAAAATTAACTGAAGTTGAAAAGTTGTACCAGTCAATAGGCCAGCAAATCAGCACAGGTATTGTTGATAGCTTGATGCAAGCAAAAAGCGCGACGGAAGCATTATCCGGCGTTTTGAATAACGTTGCTCGACAATTATTGCAGCTTGGCGTCAACTCTTTGCTGAAAGTTGCTTTTCCTACCAGCAGCTTGTTCTCAGCTTTGCCAGGCTTTGCAAATGGTGGTCGTCCAGCAGTTGGTCGCCCTTCTGTTGTTGGTGAGCGTGGCCCTGAGCTGTTCGTCCCTGATCGTGCTGGCACAATCCTGCCTAATGGTGCAGCCATGGGTGGCGGCACGACAATCACCGTTAACGTTGATGCATCTGAAACCTCTGCTGACGCCAGCAGCGGTCAGGGTGCTCAACTTGGTAAAGCGATCGGGCTAGCAGTGCAACAGGAACTAATCAAACAAAAACGGCCTGGTGGTCTTATTGCTGCGGCTTAATGGCTAATTTCCCTTCAATCACGCCGACCTACGGCATCCAAAAACGCAGCCGCCCTGCAACGCGGAGTGTGCGCTTCGGTGATGGCTACGAACTGCGGCTGCAGTACGGCCTGAACCAAAACCCGAAGATCTATCAGCTCACCTTCGAGGTTTCTGAAACTGACTCAGACACCATCGAAACTTTCTTAGATGCCCGTGCCGATGATTCAGCATCATTTGATTTCACGCCGCCAGGCGAAGGCAGCGCATCAAAATTTGTTTGTGAGAGCTGGAGCAAATCAATTCCGTATCTGAACCGCGCCAGAATTAACGCAACGTTCCGTCAAGTTTTTGAACCGTAATGGCAGCAGTCGCAGCCTGGGCAGCCAGTACAGCCTTTTCCGTTGGTGACATCCGCAGGGCCACTGCAAGCCAAGCGAGTGGCCTGTGGTTTCGCTGCACCACTGCTGGAACGTCAGCAGGATCTGAACCTAGCTGGCCGACAGACATTGGCAGCACGGTTACTGACAACACAGCTATCTGGACTGCGATCAGCAGTGTCTATGAGGATGTTTCAGTCCTTGCGCCTAGCGCAATTATTGAACTATTCGAGCTGCATTTAAATGCCACGCTTCATGGCAGCTCTGACATTTATCGCTTTCACGCTGGCAGCAATGCCGATGTGACAGGCAACATTGTTTTTGACGGCAACGCATACACACGTTTACCGGTTCAAGCTGACGGATTTGAGATGCGTTCGGGTGGAACGTTGCCACAGCCAACGCTGACGATTGCCAACCTTAGTGGCACGATGACCACGCTTCTTGCGTTAGTTAATGCCACAACACTCGGCAACGATCTGACAGGTGCAACCGTAAAACGTATTCGTACGTTAAAACGTTATTTGGACGGAGAATCAACAGCAGACCCAAACGCTAGGTTCCCAACAGAAATCTGGCGTATTAATCGGAAAGCAACAGAGACTCGCGACGTTGTAACTTTTGAGCTGGCTAGTGAATTTGACTTAATGGGTCAAAAACTGCCAAAACGACAGATCGTGGCTAACACCTGCCAATGGGTCTATAGGAGCAGCGAGTGCAGCTACACCGGCAGTAATTTCTTTGACGTTAATGGCAACAGTGTCAGCACATTGGCGCAGGATGTTTGTGGCAAAAGACTCGCATCATGCAAGCTACGGTTTGGTGAGAATGGTGTGTTGCCGTTCGGATCGTTCCCTGGAGCAGGTTTGACGAAATGAAGCTGACAGATGCTATGCAAGCCACCATTTTGCAACACGCAAAGGATGAATTTCCAAGAGAGGCTTGTGGCTTGATTGCTGTTGTAAAAGGTCGAAGGCGATATTTTCCTTGTCCCAATATTGCACAAACGCCAGACGAGCACTTTGTTCTAGATGGTTGGCACCAAATAGAAGAACACGGGGAAGTGGTAAGCATCGTTCACAGCCACCCCAAAACCAACCCAAGGCCGTCAACAGCTGATCGTGTTGCTTGCGAAAAGACAGGCTTGCCCTGGTTCATTATTAACCCTCAGACAGAAGCCTGGGGATACTGTGAACCCGAAGGGTTCGAGCTGCCATACATAGGCCGTGAGTTTGTGCATGGGATTGTTGATTGCTACAGCCTTGTGCGCGACTTTTTCCAGCGTGAATATGGCATAACGCTCCATGACTACCACCGTCGTGACGACTGGTGGCACAATGGTCAAAACATGTATGTGGACAATTTCTCAAAGGAAGGATTCTCAAGGGTGCCAACAGAGGAGATGCAGCGTGGCGACCTACTGCTAGTCAATATGCGCTCAACAGTCCCGAATCATGCTGCGATCTATCTAGGAGATCAGCAAATCTTGCATCACGTTCAGGGGCGCTTAAGTTCTCGGGACGTGCTAGGCGGTTATTATTTAAAAAGTTGCGACAGGGTTATACGTCATGAA